AACTTATATCGCGAGGAGGTGCTTGACACAGTCAAAGTTCAACCGTAGACTTTCGATCCCAGCCACAGGAGGCCGCATGGAACAGGACATCGAGGCACCTCAGGTGCCCACTGAGAAGCTCGTCAAGACGTACATCAAGATGCGCGATGCGCGTGCAGCGCTCGCCAAGAAGTACGAGGATGACGACAAAGTCATCAAGGATCAGATGGAACTGATTGAACACGCCCTCATGGACGTGTGCAAGAAAGCGGGTGCAGATAGCATCCGCACCGGAGCAGGCACCGTGATTCGCGGTGTCAAGACGTCGTACTGGACTTCCGACTGGGAGTCTATGCACAACTTCATCAAGGAGAACCAATCGCTTGATCTACTAGAAAGACGCATTGCTCAACGGGCCATGAAAGATTGGCTCGAAGCGAACCCTGATAAGATGCCCAAGGGACTCAACACTGAGTCGAAGTACACCGTGACCGTAAGGAGGTCGTAATGGAAAACCAACACCGCCTTATCAAAGGCTACCGAGACCTGACACAGGACGAGATTAGCCTGATGAATGAGATCAAGGAACAAGGAAAGCAACTAGGAGATCTTGTTGCTACTTTGAAACAGATGCCTGACCTAAACCAGCGTTGGGTGTCTATCGGTGCAACTGACCTGCAAACTGGTCTGATGGCGCTTACCCGGGCTGTAGCCCGCCCCGAAACCTTTTGAGGTTAACTATGTCTGAACTCACTCTCTTCCAAACCGGCAACCAACTGCCGGCACATCTGCGCCGCAGCACTGCGGATCTCAGCCCGCTGACCAAGTCGCTCATGGGCGGCGGCAACTCGAAGCGCATCAGCATCGAGAACAACGTCTGGCACATGCTTGTCGGCGGCAAGGAAGTCGCCGTCAACGAAGACCGGGCGATGAACGTCATCGTCATCCGCAGTGCAGATGCGAATCGCCGCACGTTCTACGGCACCACCTACGAGAAGGGTGTCAAGGGCCGTCCGCAGTGCTGGTCCGAAGATGGTGCCAAGCCGCACACCTCGGTGAAGACCCCGCAGAATCGCACCTGTGCAGGGTGCCCACAAGACATCAAGGGCTCCGGGACCAACGAGTCGAAGGCGTGCCGGTACAGTCGCCCCATGGCGCTGCTTCTGGAAAACGACATGCAGGGTGACATCTACGCGCTGAACATCAACGCGTCGAGCCTCTTCGGTCAAGGCGAAGGGCGCAAGATGGGCCTTCAGCAGTACGCTCGGTTCCTTGGCGGACACGGGGTCGAGATCAACGCTGTCGTGACCGAGATGCGCTTCGATGCTACGGCGAACATGAAGCTGGTGTTCAGCGCGGTGCGTCCGCTGACTGAAGAGGAGTACCGGATCGCGGTGGATCGTCAGAACGATCCTGAGGCGGTCAACGCGGTGACCGTGAGCATCGCTGACATGGACAACGTGCCTGCGGCACCTGAGCCCGCCCCTGCGCCTGCGCCTGCGCCAGCCCCTGTGGCTGCGCCCGCTCCTGCGGCCAAAGCGTTCACCCCTGCGCCTGCGGCCAAGCCCGCTACGTTCAAGGTCACCAAGGACGTGCCAGCACCCGCCGAGGAAGCGCCTGTGGTGCGCGAAGCCAAGGCCTCTGCGCCTGTGGTGGCGGACGGCCCGAACGTCAACGCAATCCTCGCCGCATGGGGCGACGACGCTGACGACTGATTTACGGGGGCGGCGGTAAGCGCCGTGAGCAGTGTCCTTTGCTGAGTGTCTCCCACTGCGATAGCCCCGGGTTGCGCCGGGGCCGCCCCCACCACACACCATGTACACCACAAAGATCATCCGGCGCAACGCCGACGCTGACCCGGGCCTGCTCGGTGTGCAGCTTGGTCGCCTGTGCATCTACAGGCACGTCTCGGTGAACCAAGTGGTCGCAGACCTTGGCGTGACCAAGGCTGCGGTCTACTCATGGTTCTCGGGTCAACGGGATGTTTCCAAGCACTTGCGCTCCAAGGTCTTGGCGTATTACCGTTCGATCCTCGCCTTGCCCTGACCGGGCACCCATGCACCGTCCGCAACGCTCGCCGCGTTTGTGGCTAACTCCGTGTCACCATGTCTCCAAAAGAGTTCCTTGAGAACGTCCTCCCACATGGCACGCGATACTCCCTCAGGCTAGTCAAAAAGATTCCGCTGAAAGACACCCTCGTTTGGGACCGTCGTTACACCTCCTTTGCCAACATGGCAGAAGCCGTTGAAGAGTTCAACGGTAACGGATGGGACGTGTACTACGCAACCGCTGGGTTCGGTGCGGAAGAGCACTCGAAGGCTACAAACGCAGTCGCCAAGAGGGAGTTTTACGTCGACGTGGATTGTGGGCCGAAAAAGCCCTATACCGACAAGGCCGCTGGCCTGTCAGCACTCCGTGAATTTTGCAAGACAGTAGGTCTGCCGAAGCCTACGCTGATTGATTCAGGCAATGGCCTGCACGCACACTGGTATCTCGACAACCCTATACCTGTACATGAGTGGAAGGCGACAGCCGAAGCCCTGAAGGCCCGCTGCGTCAAAGAAGAGTTTGAAGTCGACGGTGACTGCACCGCCGACATCGTCCGGGTACTGCGTGTCCCCGGCACTCTGAACAGGAAGAACGACACGCCGGTCGTTCTGCTCACACCGATCAAGTACCACACCTTCGAGTCCATCCGTGACGCAGTGGGTGTGGCCGCTGCTGACATGTTCGCCAAGGCCCGGGCACTGTCGGGCGGGGTCTCTGACGAGACCAAGAAGTTGTACATCGACCCGAACCGGGTCAGCAAGTTCGAGACGATCTGGATCAAGTCCAACAACGGCGAGGGCTGTGCGCAGATCGCTGAGGCAGCGAAGAACCAAGAGGCCGTGCCCGAGCCCGTGTGGCGTGCCGTGTTGTCGATCGCTCAGCACTGTGAGGATCGGGACTGGGCCATACATGAGGTATCCAAGAACCACCCGAACTACAGCCCGGACGAAACCGAGCGCAAGGCAGCACTGACCAAGGGTCCGTACACATGCGAGTCCTTTCAAGGACTGGACAACGCCAAGCTGTGCATTGGGTGCCCACACATTGGCAAGATCAAGTCACCGATTCAGCTTGGCTCCGAGATCAAGCTGGCACCGCCTGAGCCCATACAGGTCAAAGTCGAGAGTGAGACCATCGAAATTCCGCCATACCCACGGCCATTCTCTCGGGGTGCTACGGGCGGTATCTATCACGACATCACAAAATCAGATGGAGTAGAACGCGTCAAGATATACGACCACGACATCTATATCTACAAGCGGATGCGTGATGGTACTGGTGGTGGCGATACGCTGTGGGCTAGGCACCACCTCCCTCATGGTGACGTGCGAGAGTTCAGCATCCTCCAGAGTGAGATAGCAGCGGCGGACAAGTTCAAAGAAGCGGTGAACCGCGAAGGTGTCATTGCTTTTGACCCCCGTCAGTTGATGTCTCTACAACAGATGTTCGGTCTGATGATCCGCGACTTGCAGTTCCGGGAGAAAGCAGACAACATGAGAACCCGATTTGGCTGGACCCCAGATGACACATTCATTATTGGGAACCGTGAGTACACCAAGCGCGGCGTCATCTATACACCGATCGCCAAGCCCATCGAGCACTATGTGCCGTGGCTGAGTCCCAAGGGTTCGATCGACGTGTGGAAGCAGGCCGCTGCGCACTACGACACGCCGGAGATGGACTTCCATGCGGCGGGGGTGCTCGCCGGGTTTGGTAGTGCGCTGATGCACCTATCACCGGAGAACGGCGGGATCATCAACTTCTACTCGAAGAAGTCAGGCACCGGCAAGACGACCATTCTGCGCATGGCTAATGCGATATGGGGAGATCCTGTGGCTCTGATGAAGGATGCGCAGGACAAGACCCTAACCAAGGTGCACCGGCTGGGGGTGATGAACGGGATCGTTGGCGCTCTTGACGAGATGACTAACGCTGAGCCGACTGAGATGTCGGAGCTGGTCTACAACAACACACAGGGGCGTGGGCGCGACCGTATGGAAGCGGGGCGCAACATGGAGCGAGTCAATAACGTCCGTTGGAAGCAGATATCTATCTGGTCTAGCAACTCTACGATTGAAGACCGGCTGATGATGATCAAGAGCGATCCGGCTGGGGAGCTGGCCCGTATCCTTGAGATCCACCTCATGACACC